TGGCACACTAGATTCCGCTTGTACTATCACGATTGCCCCAAATACTCTGAGCAGATTACACTATATTGAGAATGGAACAAGTGGTTCTCAAAACATAATTATTAAACAAGGATCTGGAGCAACAATAACTATTCCTCCAGGCGACACCAAAGCAGTTTACTTAGACGGGGCCGGAAGTGGCGCTAAAGTAGTAGACGTTTTTGCTAGTTTCAGTGTTGTAGATCTTAAAGTACAAGATGACTTAACCGTAACAGATGATGTTGCTATAGGTGGATTAGCCACAGTAGGTGGCACCCTGGGCGTAACAGGCATATTGACTTGTACCGACGACATTATTATTGGTGACGGCAAAACAATTGGATCTGCCTCAGACGTAGATTCCATGACCATTGCTGCTAATGGCCAGGTAACATTCACACAAACTTTAATCGGTACTGCCCTGGACATATCTGGCGATATTGATGTTGACGGAACATCTAACCTAGACATAGTAGATATTGACGGCGCTGTTGATATGGCTTCTACATTACAAGTCGATGGGGTAGCAACTTTTACTGGTAGAGATATTCACAGCGGCGGTATTACTATTGCCAATGCTGGACAAATTGGCTCAGTCGGAGATACGGATGCAATCGCAATCGCAAGTGACGGTGTAGTAACCCTTACACAAAAATTAATAGGAACTGAATTAGATATTTCGGGCAATGTAGATGTAGACGGAACAACTAACTTAGATGTCGTGGACATTGATGGTGCTGTGGATATGGCGACTACCTTAAACGTCACAGGCGTGGCTACTTTAGGTACTGGTATGAACGTTACTGGTACTGGTATAACAGGAATGAACATATCCGCAGGTACATCTCATGTAGCTTTTATTGATTTTGGAGATTCTGGAGATACTAATTTTGGTGGTATTAATTACAATAATGCTGACGACACTTTAAATTTAAGGGCGGGTAACGCTAATAGATTTACTATAAATAGTTCAGGTAATTCTTCATTTACAGGAACCGTAACAGCCAACGCAGGTGTAGTAGTAGATAACATTACAATAGACGGTACCCAAATAGATTTATCAAGTGGTGACTTAACACTAGATGTTGCTGGAAAAATACTTTTAAGTGCAGATGATGCTGGAACAATACAACTTTTTGACGGTTCATTACATTACGGAAGTATTACAGAAGATAATAGTAATCTAATTGTACAGTCTATTGTTCAAGATGAGGACATACTTTTTCGAGGCGACGATGGCGGTACTGTAATTACTGCCCTTACCCTTGATATGTCATCAGCGGGTGCAGCTACCTTTAATGGAACTGTTACAGCTAATGTTGCTCGTACTTCTAGCTCAAGTGCAGTAGTGCTTACCCTTAAAGATAATGTAACAGGAGGACAAACTGACGGTGTTTACAAAGCACTTCGTTCAGAAAGTAATGGAACTTCTTCTGTATCTGAAATTAGATTTATCGAAAGTGACGGTACAAATAACAATACTGCTATTGGATTTGCAACCGCTGCATCAGCGGGGGCTATATCAGAAAAAGTAAGAATACATCCAGGTGGTGTAGCTTCTTTTAACAATGGTATAGAGCTAGGAAGTGGTTTAGATGCAACAGCAGCTAATACTTTAGACGATTACGAAGAAGGTACATGGACTTTAACAATAACAACCGCCAATGATAACCAAGACCTTACTATAACTAACACAACTGGTAGATATACTAAAGTTGGTAACTTAGTTACGGTAACGGTTTATACAGATGGAATGAACATAACTACGGCAGGAACTGGTTCTCTTCGACTTGGAGGACTTCCTTTTAATATTTCTGGCGGCAACCAGTCTTACTCTGTACCTAGTTTTGGTCATACAAATTGTTTTGCTAATCCATCTGAGGGATATGCTGCTGTAAATAATAATTTTATAATAGTTACTCTGGTAAACAGTATTTCTAATAACGCTTTAGAAGCTGCAAATCCAAGATACATGATGATGACATTAACTTATTTTACGGATTCATAATGGAAATATTAACTTACATAACAAAAAAAGATTTTAACGAACACGAAAGTGTAAACCGAGTACGAAAGTATTTATATTTATAAACCTTATGCCTAGTGGATGCTAGGTACGGACCAAGGAGAAAATAAAATGGCAATAACAAAAGAATTAATAGAAGATAAGATTGAAATTGTAGGAGACTACAAAGAAATTCAAATCAGAGAAGCAACTGTTATTAAAGAAGATGGCACAGAGATTACAAGGTCTTTTCATAGGAAAGTGCTTTCTTGCGTATCATCTGTGCAAAATGATGATGACTCTTGGACTCATACAGACACGGATGTATCTGGAGAGTCTACAGAAGTGCAAGGCATAGCAACGGCTGTGTGGACAACAGCAATTAAGAACGCTAAGAAAGCTGCTAACGAAGTTGGACTTAGTTAATTATGACTGAAGAAAATATACATAAAATTGGCGATCAGGAAATAAAAGAAACTGATCTTACGCCAGAGCAACACCACCATAAAAATCACGTTATCAGTTTGCGTAACAAAATTGCTAAATTGCAGTTTGAAATTGATGACCTTATGCCTTCCTTAAAGTGGCACGAAAATACCTTGATTGAAACAACAAAAATAAAAGCACAAGAAACGCTTGAAGAAGACCAGGCTTCTGAAGAAGAATGAGCTGGTGGAGCAAGTTAGTAGATATTGTCACTAGCACTGAGAAAAAAACTATTCGGGCCAGGAACGACAAAGGCCAATACGTTGGCGATGACGAATCTACCCCTGACGTTGATGAAGCTTATAAAACAATTAGAGTAAAAAAAGCCTACGACCAGGCGGGAGACGAATAAATGGAAATAATTACACAATTAGTAGGAGTGGTTACAGGAGTCGTTTGCGCGGCCAGCATTATTTGTAGCCTCACCCCCACGCCGAAGGATGATGCGCTAATTTCACGTTTGTACAAAATCCTTGAAATTGCAGCTTTAAATATCGGCAAAGCCAAAGAATAGTATGGACCAGGGTGCCGAAGCTTTAGCAGAAATCCGTGCGCACGAGCGTGAATGTACGATTAGATACGAGTACATAGAAAAGCGACTTGACGAAGGATCTGCAAAATTTAAAACTCTAGAAATGCTCTTATGGGGCGTCTACCCTTTTATAGCCGCTACTATCATTGGCGCAGCTAAATTCTTATGAGCGAAGAAACAATCAAAAAGAAAATTGAATTAGAGGTTGAGGTGGGCACCACCACAATTGAGCGCGGTGTTAATCCATACGAAAAATGGGTGCATCTTGCAAAGACCGTAGATGCCTGGCGTATATTTCCCAGGATCTTTGTCGGTGTATACATAGTCTTGTTGTACAAAGTAATTACCTGGTTTATGACATTGCCAGAACCTAACCTAGAACAAGCTGGCCTGGTGTCAGTAGTTACAGGAGCAATGGCAGCTGTCTTTGGTATTTATGCCGGTACTTCAGGGCAATCCAAAAAGTTTAAAGGCGAGGACTAACAATGATTACGACTTATGTTGGCTATAAATTAGCCATGTCTCCGTATGGCATACAGTTTTCAGATGATGTAGATAAATTGACCATGGAAAAACTAGCAGAACACGATTTTGAGCAAGGCGATAAATTTGTGCTTTACCAGGACACCGAAGGTAAGGTTGCCTTGAAAAAGGACAGAGATGGATGATCCGTTTACTTTAATAGCCGAACTTGGGTTGCCAATTGCCAGCGGACTGGTAATGGGTTACTTTATTTTTTTAGTTATGCGTCAGCTTATGAACGGTTTAGTTGACGAAATCAAAACGGTCCAGGGCATTTCTAAGATGCTAATTACCAGGGCCTCAATAATGAACAATGACATGATACGCATAGACACAAGCGTATCTAGCGCATTAAACCTCTCACCAGATTTACAACGAATTGCCAGAGCAGAAAACTTCGTAGAAGACGGAAAGATAGACGCCAGGAGGGACTAAATGGATATTGTCCAGGTAGTCGGTGATTTTGGTTTTCCTGTCGTTATGGTAGTGGGCCTGGGGTATTTTGTTTATTTCGTTTGGCAAACAATTACCAATATTATAGATCCGGCCGTGCAAGACATGAAGGCCACAATTATACGACTCACGGACCAATTACGACTGTTAGATCAAGATATGATAAGATTGCAAGAGAAAGTCAATACTGTTTTGGAGTTAAGAGAACAAAAACACGATGAAAAGAAAAGTGGGAAGGCCAAGCAAAGCGGACCTGGAGGAAAGGAAACAAGCTCAAAATAAACAAAATATTTTGTATTTTATTTTAGCTGTTGGTATTTTTCTCTTGGGAGGCATAGTTGCGCAAGCTTTAAACGCTGACGAATTAGTACACAAGTTTGGCAACCCTAGCTTTAGCGGCATAAATCAATCCGCACACTATCTTACCATTGACGAACAAGAACGAACCCGTAAGGAAAAAATTGCCCAGGACGTCCAAGACAAGCTGGAAGAAGCGCAGCGAGAAGCTGAAAACACAGTCATGGCGAAATTTCTTAGAAACCTACAATCGCGCATATATTCCACATTAGCCAAAGACATTTCAGAGTCTTTATTTAACTACGGCAGCACCCCCACACTAGACAACCCAGTATCTGGAGAAATAAATCTAGAAGGCAACATACTGCGCTGGGTTAACAACGGCGTCACAATAACCCTAACAATCGAAGAATGGTTTGACGGCGTATTAATATCTACTACAGAAATCGTAATCCCAATCGGGTCCTTTGGAGGATGTTGGGTCGATTGCGATGGTGGAGGTTAATGTCAGCTAATGAAATTTTTATGGATAGGTATATTAATACTTACTAGCGGCTGCGCTAGTATTGGATTTCAAAACCAAACAAATTGTATCCAGGGCCTTATCTGTCCAGAAGGACCCAAGATCGTTCCAAGCGCGACCGCGCAGCTAGTGAATCTACCAAAACCAAACACCCAGGCTGTTGTCGCAGTTTATAATTTTTCAGATCTTACTGGCCAAAGAAAATCAAAAGATAATGTTGCTAGTTTCAGCACGGCCGTCACACAAGGAGCTGTTCATATTCTTATCCAGGCATTGCGAGATGCGGGTAAAGGTGATTGGTTTGTTGTTGTTGAAAGATCTGGACTTGATAATCTAAGCCGAGAAAGACAGCTTATAGCCAATACTAGAAAAACATATTCCGGAGAAGAAGGTAACACCCTCAAGCCTCTTTTATATGCGGGGATGATCTTGGAAGGTGGGATCGTTGGCATGGATTCTAATATTAGAACTGGAGGATCCGGAATTAGATACCTGGGTTGGGCGGCTAAAAATCAATATAGAGAAGATGTTGTTACAGTAAATCTTCGTGCGGTTTTAGTACAAACCGGTGAGGTGTTATTAAACGTCACAACAACAAAAACTATTTTATCAACAGGGGCTGGTACCGATTTATTTAAATTTTATGAAATGGGTACCGAGCTTGTAGAAATGGAATCAGGCAGCACAGGAAATGAGCCTGTAACACAGGCCGTCAGAACGGCCATAGAAGCGGCTGTGTACGGCCTTGTCATGGAGGGGATGCAAAAACGCTTGTGGGACTTCAATTATGGTACACTGAACCTGGAGGACGACAATGAAGTGGATAAAGGTACTCAGTAGTGCCCTAATAATAATTCTTTCGGCTAGTATACACGCTGGGAATAATGATATCTATATTACTCAAACTGGTACAGGTCTTACTTTGACTATTGACCAGATTGGAGCGACAAACACAGTCGGCACTTCCGGAGCAAGAGCAACGCTAAGCGGTACAAGCATGACCGTTGATCTTGACCAGATCGGTAATAGTAATGCACTGGCAATAGCCATTGCACAAGGTAACTCTACTGGCTGGACATACAAAGCAACAGGAGACAGTAACATAGGTACATTTGCTGTCGGCGCGTCTGGAGATGTTGCAAACTCAGATTTTGATTTTGAGGCAACAGGAGACTCTAACGTACTGACATTCACACAAGGAGACGCATCTACGGCTACCGCTGGTAATCAAGATTTTGTCATAAGTGGTACATCAAATGATGTAAATGTTAAATGTAATTCGATTGGTTGTATCAATAATTGGACGGTTTCAGGAAACTCCAATGATATTGACACTTTACAATCGGGCAGTGCGGACCACGAAATAACTGTCGCTTTGACCGGAAGCAGTAATAATGTAGATGTAGACCAGACCGATACAACAAGCACTAATGTCGCAAATGTTATATCGACAACCAGCAACGGCACTATCGATATAGACCAATGCGCTTCTGGCTGCTGATATTATTATTAATCGGGACTACTACTAACGCAAACGAGATTGGTAAAATCTCTGAGCTGCGCGGTAATGGAGAAATTCTTCGCAGCCAAAATGACGACAAGTTATTAGCTGAACTGGCTTTAGGCATACTCAGCAATGATGACGTGCGGACTGGTGCCGGAAGACTTGCTATAGAGTTTGTAGATGACACGGTTCTAAAACTTACAGAGCATTCCAACGTCGTTGTAGATGAATATATATTTTCTACGACAGATCCATCTAAAAGTAAACTTGCACTTCGCATGGCCTCTGGCACCGCATCTTTTTTGTCAGGAAAACTGTCAAAGATTGATAAGAAAAACATATCAATAAAAACCCCTTCAGCAGATATAGCAATCCGAGGAACTTTTTTTTCAGCTTCCGTAGACGAGCTTGGACAATCGCTTGTCATACTACTCCCAGATGCTGACGGTAATTCATCCGGAGAAATATCAGTAACTACCTGGTCCGGCACCGAAATTTTAAATAAACCTTTCCAGGCCACAATGGTGTCTACTTTTGAATCTAGGCCAACCAAACCAGTGGTATTAGGTAACCTCACCCTGGGACTTATTAACAATATGCTTCTGGTCAATAAACCACCAGAAGTGCAACAGGCTATAGCAGAACAAGAGAATGGCCCTAAAACAGAACTGGATAAAGATTTCTTTGAAGATGCACCAGATCTAGATGAAGACTACCTGGAAGAAGAAGAAGAAATAAGCCGTTTAGATATAGACCTTTTAAGTTTTGATTTCTTAGTAGATCTATTTGCTATATTAGAAGCTGGATCCCAAAAAAATGACACTTCTGGTGGCATTCTTAACGGAGTTGAATTAAAGGGTATAATACCTGGGTATGATCCTGTGTATCAAACATACTCGTTTGTGGAAGGCAATCATGTGTATTTTGTACACCAGGGAACAAACACATTTGACATAGCTCTGGACAAAGATGCTGCGTCTTATTTAAATATTAATTCAGCCGGAATGATTATGGAGGTAGAAGTAAATGGTGCGGGCGATAACACTATTATTATTAATCAGTCTCCATAGCATACAAGCTTTTGCTGATAACACTGTGGTTGTACAAACCAAAGGATCTGGCTCCAGCATAACAGTGCAGCAAGTCGGGTCTGGTAATGTCACTGGCGTTTATTGTGGCCTGGGCAGTTTTGATAGTAGCCTGGTCAACACACACAATTGTGACAACGCAACCATTGGCGTAAGTATCGACGGCAGCTCAAACATTGCTTATGCTCAGTCGGTTTGGTCCAATCACGACAGCCAGGTCTGGTCTATAACTGTCGATGGTAATGATAACTACGCAGTTATTGATATGGACCAGGATGACAATACCGCTACTATCATTCAAAACGGCAACGATAACGACGCTTTGATTCTAGGCTCTGGCAATAACAATGTTTACAAAATAGAACAAACTGGTGACGATATGTACGCTAAGTTTCAGACGTTTGCAGATAACTCGGACATTTGGAGCACACAAGAAGGCACCGGCAATCATAATGTGTTTGTGTTTAACTCCAACCAGGCAGACAACAATTCAACCAGGGTAATACAAAAAGGATCTGGCAATAAAGATGCTGATATTTTTTGGTATAACGATGCTGACAATGGTCAAGTAGTCTTGACACAACAGGGAAATGGATCTCACTCAGCAAACATGAAGTTTTATACCGATGACTACAATGTGAATGTCATACAGAGGGGTGTCAACAACCAGGCCTACTCGGTTACCTTTAACTGTTCAGCCAATTGCACTAAGACCATTAGCATTACACAAGAATAATGAAAAACTGGATTTTGGTATTTTTATTAGGGTTACTAAGTGCTCCAATAATTTACCAGATTGCACCTTACGAAATATTGAAGCTCAAGACGTTTGACGCACTTGTTGTAGAACAAGAACCCAGTGGCTACTTTACAACGCTGAATATCACAGAAGCCGATATAGAAAAAGAGGGTGGCTACCCTCTCAGCAGACAAACCCTAGCTAGGATACAGGTAGACTTACTAAATGAAGGCGCTATGGGCGTTGGATACGTTATTGCGTTTCCGCAGCCAGACCGTTTCGGTGGCGATGCTCAGTTTGCAGAAGCCCTTTCATACGGTCCCAGTGTCCTGGCTATGTTTGAAAACGACAGTGGTGATTATCCTCCAACAACAGGCACCGTCATATTAGGCGATGATGTTGGTGGCATTGATGCACAAGGCGTTATACAAAATATTGGGATCCTTAAAGAAAACGCCAGCCAGGGTATTGCTGTTGCCAGGCCAGAAATAGACTCATTAGTAAGAAGGTTACCTTTGTTGTTGCGCACACCAGATGGATGGGTGCCCGCATTTGGTACCGAAGTCTTAAAAATACTAGCCGAGGCAGATACCTATATTATAAAGACCAGTGATAATGGTGTAGAAGAAATACGAGTAAAAGGCCTTGATCCAGTCAAAGTAGATCCATTAGGGCGCAAGTGGATAAGTTTCGTGAATACCCCAGAAACCGATCTTGCAGAAATGAACGTAGCCGGAAAGTTTGTTTTTGTTGGTTTTACGGCCAAGGGCATCATGCCACAACTAGCAACAAGTGCCGGTTATAAATATCCACACCAAATACAAGCAGCCCTAGCAGAAAGTATCTTGATACAAAACAGCCCTTATGTGCCAGGTTACGCACTAGCAGCTGAATTGGCCATATTGTTGCTTACAGTGGCCTTAACTTGGTTCCTGGTGCTTAATTTAGGCATAACCTTGGGTGTAAGTGCTTTTGCCGTTGTTTTTGCCCTTACAGGGTACAGTGGAGTGTATCTTATACAGCAAGGGGTCCTTATAGACGTTAGCTGGGCCTTGATTTCGCAGTTTTTCACAGCCTCTACGGCGTTTTATCTTAATTTTAGGCAACAATTTAAGCTTAGACAGCAGATTAAGAAGCAATTTGAGCATTATCTGGACCCTAGACAGGTCAAACAGCTCCAAAAACAGCCAGATCTGCTTAAATTAGGGGGTGAATTGCGCTATTGCACGTTTTTGTTTACCGATCTGCGTGGTTTTACCTCAATGAGTGAAAAATTGACTCCGGAAGAGGTGGCAAACATTATGAACACCACCCTGACCATCCAGGTAGAGGAAATACAGCGTTCGGGTGGAATGATCGACAAGTTTATTGGAGATGCTTGCATGGGAATTTTTTCGGCACCTTTGGATTTATCCAAACACGAAGACAGGGCTGTTGAGGCAGCAGTAAGAATCCAGGAACGTATTAAAGAACTAAACAAAACAATGGAGCAAGAAATTGCCATAGGCGTGGGCCTTCAGTCAGGCACTGCCTGTGTCGGAAATATGGGCAGCTCAACCAGGTTTGATTACACAGCGATAGGCAATTGTGTCAATGAAGCTGCCAGGTACGAATCATCAACCAAAGAAGTTGGAGTTGATATTATCATTGGGTACGAAACTGCAAAAAGATGCAAATATTTGCTAAAAGAACTAGAACCGATTAAAGTAAAGGGGAAGGAAAGTAAACTGAGGGTGTATACATGGGATTCAAACTTGCAATCATTGCCACCGGCCTCTTAATTGTAGTTGCTGGCGGTTCTGCTAGTTACATTAAATATCAAGCGAATGAGATAGCTACACTGAAAGCTAACGCTATGATTTTAAAAGGCAAGGTTGAAGAGCAAAACGCTTCCATTGACAATTACCTAGCCAAGCAAAAAGAAACCACAGACCAGATCAATGCCCTGGCCGCCCAAAACCAAGAAGCCATGCGTGAGGTCAATCAGCTCAGAAATACCTTTCAAAGACACAGCCTGGGCAACCTGGCATTAGCCAAGCCTGGCTTAATAGAAAAAATAATCAACAAAGGCACCAAGCAAGTCGGACAAGACTTTGCGGCCCTAACAAACCCAAATATGTTTGATGAAAACCTTACTACTAATTAGCATAACTTTTTTCATGTGCAGCTGCTCTTTGCTGCCTAGTACACAACCGGTTGAAGTAAAAACTATTACTTTGCCGGCACCGATGTACCACCCTCCGATGCCGCTTGAGGTAAATATGCAAGATCTGACGTGGAGGGTTCTTACACCAGAGCTAATGGCTGAGTATTTAGTGTTAGTAGAAGAAGGAAAGGCACCACCAGAAGCTTACTACGCTCTTAGCACCCAGGGATATGAGTCACTTAGCATGAACATGGCTGAGCTGAAAAGGTACATAACAAATGTTTTAGCAATAATAGAATACTATAGGGAGCAAGATAAAGAAGCTGCTGTAGAAATGGAGAATAATAATGAGTAATGCACCAGATGCTTTTGTTTATAACGCTACTCTAGAGAGAGTAATCGACGGTGACGGTTTTGTATTAAGTGAGATAGATTTAGGCTTTAAAGTCAAATTAGCCAATCAATCGGTTAGAATGGCTGGAATTGATTGCCCAGAATCTAGGGTCAATACCAAAAGACAGCCAGAAAGAACCAGGGAAAAAGAACTTGGCCTCCAGGCAAAAGCTAGATTAAAAGAATTGTTAACGGGCAATATAAAAATAAAGTCGTTAGGCCGTGGTAAATATGGAAGGTTACTTGCCATTCCATACGACAGCGAGGGTAACGATGTATGTGCAAAACTTATTGAAGAGGGTTTGGCTGCTCCTTATTGGGGTGGTACAAAGAAAGCAAAAGTCAGAGATGACGGAACATGGGGAGAATAATATGGATGATTTTAGACTAATATCGCAAGAAGGCCTTGCGCTAATTAAAAAATTTGAAGGGTGCGAACTCAAGTCGTACCTTTGTGCGGCTGGCGTGCCTACAATCGGGTACGGGTCCACAGATGGGGTAAGTATGGATATGGAAATCTCACAAGAACGGGCAGATGCTTTGTTGCTTGAAGATGTTGCTTTATTTGAGGAAGAAGTCAATAAATCCGTAAAGGTACCCCTTAAACAAAATGAATTTGACGCTTTAGTAGCCTGGACCTTTAACCTGGGAGGCTCAAACCTTCGCAGCTCAACCATGCTTCGCGTTTTAAACGAAGGCCAACATGACAAAGTACCCAGCGAAATGAAAAGGTGGAATAAAGCCGGAGGCCAGACGCTCCAGGGCCTAATACGCAGACGTGAAGCCGAAGGCTTGTTGTTTCAAGGCAAAGAATGGCACGAGGTATAATTTAATCTAATGCCTGAAGTTTCTCTTAAAGATTTTGATGTTCTGTCTCAACAAGACAAGACGGAGGCTGTTGCTTTATTAAATCGATATGACCAAATAGAGCTTCAAGATGAATGCCAGGGCGATTTCATAAGCTACGTTAAGCATCTTTGGCCAGAGTTTATAGAAGGGCGACATCATAAAATAATAGGCGAGAAGTTTAACAAGATTGCCCAGGGCAAGCTCAAACGGTTGAT